TTGGTCTGCATCGAATGCCCATGTCTCAAGACCCTGCGAACAGGTAACAGAGTTTGGATACTGACCAATTACTGCATTGATCTCTTGAGTTGCACTGTTAGGCACGAAGTTTGAACCGGCTCGTTTCTCAACTGTGCCGGCACCAGTGACCGCCATGTTTTCAATGCTTGATGCAAGGTTGTAGTAGTTGTCCAGATCTGAACGTGAGAACGTTGACGGGCTGACCTCACCGCCGGTGAAGTTAGTTGCGACAAGCGTACGTACGGTCATGAGGCACCGCTATCAATACGTCTGAATGGCTCATCGACCAGGCGTGACTCCACCAGATAGGACGGGTCGTGGCTAACGTCAGGCGGCGACTCAAGGCTGTCAGTGACCCGAGCCTCCATCAGGGCCTCTTGATACCCCTGCTCCATACGGACGAACACAGACTCATCACCTACCAGTGCTTTGGCCACGTCAGCTGCCACCCGGTATGAGAATGCTTTGACAAACAAGCCGTCATACAAGCTGGCATCTTTCTCATCCGCGATGTAGACAATCTTCATTGGTGTCTCATTACTTACCAAGGTACGGCCTTCAATGCGGAAGTCAGTGGACAGCGAGTTCAGACGCTTGAGCTTCAAGAAGTCTGCCGGCAGGTTGTAGCTGTAGTCGTACGCGAACGCTGGCCCAGTGGCATTCTGGGACAACTGAGCACGTTTGGTGGCAAAGTTCCAAGAGCTGCTACGCAGGACAGAACGTCTTGCATCTTCGTAGACGATACTGATGGCTTCCGCCCGAGCATTGTCTTCGGACAGGCTACTGATTTTTTGCTGACCCAAACGGATCAACGCAAGGTTCGCAATGGAGATTTCGGTAGCCATGGGAAATATCGCCGGGGGCCAGAGGCCCCCAGCGACACAGGAGGAGGTAAATTAGTCGAGCGTGTACTCGACGCGGAACGCGATGGTTCCAGAACCAGCGGTAGCAGCATCGACCTTGACCACAAGGATCAAGTCCATTTGCTTGCCATCATCTGCAGTCTTGCCGGCACGTTCCCATGCGAACTTGTGGAAGTCGTTGGGGTTAGTGCCACCAGTGATGATACCAACAACGTTGGTATTCATGTTGGTCACTGGAGCTTGGAACTGGGTAAGACCGTCTGCATAGCAATCTTCATCAAGAAGAGTGCCATCAGTTTCCTGCAGACCAACGTTCATGGAAAGCTCTGCCGAGCCATTGGTATCCAAGTCGCCACCGTGTGCGAAGTAAATACCGTGAACGCGAGCTGCCGAAGGAAGACGGCAGATACGGTGCTTATCTTCTGAACCATCAGTTTGAGTATCTACGTCAGTAGATGCCAAGGTGAGAAGGCCAGAGATAACACGCACTTTGCCACCCTGTTGGGAGACGTGCTGGATGTCATTAGCATTGCCGTCCGAGTAATCGTTAGCAATGTTTCCGTAAAGAGTTGAATCAGCCATTGGATGAGACTCCTATCAAACCGTTGCAGCCTGAGCACCACCGAAGTCGGATTCGTCGCAAGTGATTTCAACCACTTTCTCTTCTTCCAACCGCGTTGCACCAATGGTCATGCAGTAATAGATGTATGTCGAGAACGCTTTATCAGCACGTTCTTCGATACGAGCCATGACATCCTGCCCGACTCCGAGTTCCAAACCAGAACGCACGAATGCGAAGCAGGTTCGGTTGTTCCCGGACTTGGCCAGACGGTTTGACATGACGATTCGGAAGCCGTAGAAGGTGTCGAGTTCACCAGCCACCAGTGCCCGGATCGCGTTGAAATCACCAGAGGTGGTTTCCTTGCGGGTGAGCAAAGCGTGGATTTGGTTTGGTGACACGACGAGGATCTTCTCTTCGTCTTCTGGGACGTTGTTTTCTTGGAAGATTTCCAAGGTACGACGCAGCTTACCGATTGACAAGTTAATGTCAGCGGGAGATGTGTTGTCAACGTCGTTGTAGTTGACGGCAACCTTTTGAGTGCTTGGCAAGGTGAAGTCAGTGGTGCCATCGACACCGCCAAAGGCAGTCCCGGTTGCGGCAGCAATGATCACATCGTCCATTGCACGGCCCATAGCAAAGGCAGCAGCCTGAGCGTAGGTCGAGGTTGGGTCAATGAGCATACGCAGCTTGTCTTGCTTGTCAACGAGATCGCCCCACTCGTAGTCAGCCATGCTGTATGCACGACGTTGGTGAGGAACGTTGACCAGCGGAGAGTCGCTGTGACGAGAGAGACGCTTTTGCGCCTCGGTGGAACCGATTTGCTCTGTGAACTTCTGCTTACCGACGATTGCGGTATCAGTGTTGACGAGATCACGAAGCTTCGATCCACGCTGTTGAACAAGAAGCTCAACATTGTTGCGATACTGCTCTACAAAAGCAGTCGTAATTTGCACGGACAAGGCTTTTCTCCATTTAGGATGAAAGGATTAACGAAACTTGGTGTGCTACCCCGTCAAGGACACGCCTACCGGATGGTCGGTGCCCCAAGTCTTTCCTTGGTGCCAGCCGGACCCAGAGGCTACCCGGCTCCATTAGCATAGCTTTACGATCCGTGGTGTGCAAGTTCGTAAAGTTTTTGCATTTTTTCCAAAGCTGCCTTGTGTCCGGGATTATGGCTTTGCATGTACGCCGCCATGAACTCTGGGTCAAGCTGCAAGTCTTGGATTTCTTTCTGGGCTTCTTCTGGGCTTTTGGTAAATGACTGGCCGCCGCCACCACCGATGATCTCATCCTCAGCGATCATGCGTCCAATCTGGGCAAAAGCTTTGACCAAGGCCGGATTGTTGCCCATGCCTGTCGAATCCAGTTCTCGCACCAATTGTTCACCACCAAATCGTTTGACGGCATCTTGAGCGAACCCAATGTTCTGGGTGTACGCAGCACCGAACTCCTGCTGCAGTTGGGCGACGCTCTCTTGCATGCTTTGTTGACGAATCTCAGCTTGATTTTGCTGGTGGTCAACGCTCTGATTGGCCAAGTACCGGGCCAAACCAGCGAATTGCTGTTTGTTCAACCCCAGGCGGTGAGCCTCTGACTTGAGTCTGCCCATGGCCTCTGTTTCAAATTTGGTATCTGGTGGGATTGCACCCTCTGGCAGCTCATAGCCTTCGGCATCGGTTGGCCGGCCAAGTTTGTTGTACACCTCATCCCAAACGGATTGCTCACTCTCTTTGGTAGGAATGGCAATCTTGTCCGCGCCAACCATTTGTTGGGCGTGGATGGTGGCTTTCGCCAGGTCTTCAATGCTGTTGATGTCGCTCAGGCTGCTGTGGCCGGCAATGTCTTCACTGATGCCATCCCGCCAAGAGCTGGCAGGGGCAGGGCTGCCCAGCAAAGGGGCAGCTGACTCTGGTGCCGGGGTTGCCGGCGCTTCTTGTGTTTCGTTTTCCATATTATCTCACTGCAAATTTGCGTGAACGTACGCCGTTCTCGCGGTTACGGGTGGTAAACCGCCCCCTAAGAATAACTTCATTACCGCCTGTTTGCTCTTGGGATGCAAACACTGTCAGAACCCCTGACTCAAATTTGATAATCAACACGGTTTCATTGAACATCGCGTGTCGTACAAGCCTTGCACCCAAAGGTATGTCATATTCTTGATTGGCAGAAGTCTGGTCAAAATTGCAACCAGAAATGCCATATTCAACATCATCCATACCACCAGCAGTGGTCCAATCAACGCTTGGAGATGCAGTAACTTTGTTGTAAGTCACAGAACCAAGGTCTTGAAAGTCCAGCGTGCGATCCACCAAAGACACGCTGTATAGACCGGGTGATGCTGCGAATGCGGTAACTGATGAAATCGCTGACTCAGATGTGTATCCATTGTTTGCTACATTGCCATCAGGAGCCGAGCCCAAGTAAGGTATGAAGCGGGGTCTTTTAGCAAGCTTAAGTTGCACAAGGATTCGGGACTCTGATCCGGCATTGTTTGTAGCGGTCAGGTATGTTGATGTAACACTGTTGGTGGTTGCCGCATAACTGGCAATCATGGTGTCTTCAAACTCAGCATCTGGCACGTTGATGTCTGTCATCTAATGCTCCAAGGTATCAATCGGACTGGTAGAACGCTATTCGTGTGCACTTCTGCTTGCTCCACTTTTGGTTGACCTGAATGCTAACACACTCTGGCGTATCATCATAGAGGATACCGCACTCTCTCAATGCATCAATGAGAAGCTTGACGCTGCCCACCAGATTGTCAGGATCCATCATCTTGCCCCTGCCAGCCACGCACCGGGTGATGTCAATGTGGACAGGCTTGGGGCAGGTGAAGTCGCCGTTCTGCTGCAGCCAGTCAGAAAAGAGTTGCTGGTATTTCTGCTTCCACTTTTTCCTGACTGCCCAGTGGGCTCGGAGCATCACGTTGGGGCTCACCGTGTCCGTGTCGTATAGGTCGATCTGCCGCAGGAGTGTCAATTGGCTTCCCTTCAATCAGGTTGGATGCTTGCTCAAATGTAATTCTCATCAGGCCAGCTTGATCATGGCCCCGCTTGGCCAACAATGCAAGCTGCTTGAGTGTCGCAAGACCCTTGCGTCTACGCTCAAAGATCTTGTTCAATGCCTGACGCTGCTGGTTGGCCGGCAAGTTAGACGTAACCACCCCGTTCTTGTGCAGCACATACTGCTGCTTCTCAGTCAGCGGGTTGTTGTTGGTGTAGGCACTCTGCTTCTGGGGCTTGACCCCAAGCAGGGTGAACGGGTCAATGTTGCGGGTGTTGTAGGTCACGTTGGCCGTGATCTCACGTCGCCTCCACTGCTCCAGTTCGTCTGCTTCTATGTCGCGGACCTTGTCCTCCGTGACCTCGTCCTCGTCTTTCAGGCGACGTTGCACCTGCTCTCGGACCCGGGTGTCGATGTCAGGGACCAGCACATCAATCGCGCTGCACAGGCTGTGCTTGCAGCCGTTGCCAACAAAGTCAAGCACCAAGCAGTCAGGCTTCATGCTTGACTCAATCTGCATACGCCTGGCGGAATCGCAGTCATTGTCCAGCTGAACCATGGGTCTGGTGCCCCGCCCAACCATCTGGGTGTACAGCGATCTGGACGTGGTAGGTCTGGCCATGACGATGCAGGACACAGGGGGGCAGTCCCAGCCTTCAGTGGCAATGTTGCAGTTGCAGAGAATCTGGAACTCGCCCTTGCGGAACCGCTTGAATATCTCAGCACGCTCTTGGGGTGGTGTCTTCCCGTCAACGTGGGCTGCGACCTCCGGCCGGTGCCTGTTGAATATCTCAGCCAGACGTTCACTCTGCTTGACGGATGTGCAGAACACCACGGTCTGCCGGCCGCCCATCATCTCAAGAGTTGGGGTGGCCACTGCGTGCAGGTTCTTTTCAAACTCCATGACCCGCCCCAAGTCGCCGGCATTCAGGTCGCCAGCGGTGATGCGTACGT